TATTAGAAGAGTTATATCTGCTCCTAAAATATCTGTCATATCAGATATGGGTGGAAAGGAAGACAAAGCCAGAGAACAAATAATGCAAGCGGCAGAAAAGGGGTATCAACAACGTGAAGAGAAAAAAATTGAAACGCCAGTCTGGGCGAAAGAAAGACGAGAAAAAAGCAAGCAAAAAAGACGTTGGTTCTGACCCATATGGGTTAGCGGAAGCGTGGTGGAAAATATTTACAAAGCCAAATGAATCTACTACCAGAAAAGAAAAAAAATAAACTAACTGTTCAGCAGGAAACATTTCTTAATGCCTTGTTTGGAGAAGCGAATGGCAATCCAAAGCGTGCCGGTGAAATAGCCGAGTATGCGGAAGGTTCCTACACATACGCCATCAAGTCACTGAAGGAAGAAATTATTCACAGGGCGGAAACAGTTCTGGCGGCCCATTCACCAAAAGCCGTCATGGGACTGGTTGATGGGTTGGATGCTGATGGCTCGGTACCGCAGGCAAACATACGAATTGAAGCGGCAAAACAAATACTTGATAGAGTAGGCTTGGGCAAGAAAGAACAACTGGACATTAACGCCAAAGTTTCACACGGGATATTTATATTACCACCGAAAGATGACATCATTAATGCAACAACCACAATTTCCGACCAAGAAGCGTAAAGCTCGTGTTATTCCTTTTGGCTACCAAAAATCAGAATCGGATGACAAGATACTGGAGCCAATTCAGGAAGAGCTGGAAGCGTTAGAGCAGGCAAAAGTTTATCTGGATAATTCTTCCTACAGGGAAGTGGCGAACTGGGTGACAAAAAAAACAGGACGTTATATCAGTCATGTCGGGCTGTTGAAAGCAGTCAACAGGTATTAACGTGAATGATATACCGCCTCCAAAACTTAAAAGCAGTAGAGGAAAGAAAAGAGAATCAAAACCCATTGCGTCTTTAGCAAAAGCAAGACAGTCGGCAAGACTGTCCATGAAAAAGCAACAGACCAAACTTAATAAGTTAAAGAGTAAATTACAAAGTGCCACACGAGTAGCACAGACAAAAAAAGAAAATCTAAAGCATATAGAAAAAGTTTTAGACGGAAAAGAAACACAAGTTATTGATGAACGGATTTTAGAATCTATACCGGATAATGTTCGTGATTTAGTTGACACACAAAATGTTATATTCAAACCGAATAAAGGGCCGCAAACACAGTTCTTGGCATCGGCAGAAAGAGAAGTCTTTTATGGTGGTGCACGTGGTGGAGGAAAATCCTATGCCATGCTGGTTGACCCTTTACGTTATTGTACTAAACAAAATCACAGGGCGTTATTAATACGGAAAACAATGCCTGAGCTTCGAGACATGATTACGCATTCACAACGATTATACGGAAAAGCGTATCCCGGAGCACGGTGGAGAGAGCAAGAGAAGGAATGGCGGTTCCCATCCGGTGCACGGATTGAATTTGGTTATGCAGATAACATGACAGACGCTCTGCGTTATCAAGGACAATCATACACATGGATTGGAATAGATGAATTACCACAATATCCAACTCCCGATATATATAACTTTTTGCGTTCCTCTCTTCGAAGCGTTGACCCGGCCATACCTGTGTTCATGCGAGCAACAGGCAATCCGGGTAACGTGGGTTCACAGTGGGTTAGAGAAATGTTTGTTAATCCTTCTCAGCCAAATGTACCTTTTCATATCAGCATTGACACACCAACAGGTATTAAGAAAATAACAAGACGGTTTATACCGGCAAAATTACAAGATAATCCTTATCTTATGCAAACAGAAGATTACTATGCAATGTTGTCTTCATTGCCTGAGGTACAAAGAAAACAATTTTTAGAAGGAGACTGGGATGCTTTTGAAAATTCAGCGTTTCCTGAATTTAATAAAGATATACATACTACTGAACCCTTTGACATCCCTCGCAGTTGGACTCGCTTTCGTTCTTGTGACTGGGGATATTCTTCTCCTGCCTGTGTTTTATGGTTTGCTATTGACTGGGATAATCATCTCTGGGTTTACCGTGAGCTCTACAGAAATAAAATGACAGCCGATGTTTTTGCAAAGCAAGTCATGAATATGGAACACGGTGAATATATTAAATACGGAGTTCTGGATTCCTCTACATGGGCAAGACGTGGTGATGTTGGCCCAAGCATAGCAGAGACAATGATACAAGAAGGTTGCAGGTGGAGACCATCAGACAGGTCACCAAAAAGCAGGGTGAACGGAAAGATGGAATTGCACAAACGCTTGAAATTTGATGAGGAACTTGAACAGACACGATTAAAGATTTTTACAACATGTACTAATTTAATTAGAACACTTCCTTTACTACCAGTGGATAATAATAATCCGGAGGATGTTGACACTGATGCAGAAGACCATGCTTATGACGCACTTCGATACGGAGTGATGAGCAGACCTGTGAATCCTAATTCAGGAGCTGGATTTTTGCAAAAGGAAAAAGACCCTAAATTTGAACCTGCGGATAGAATATTTGGATATTAATGGAGACACCAAGTAAGATTAAAATAGGGTATAGGGATTATAAACTGGAAGAATGGAAACAAACTGTTGCAAGTGCCAATGATGCACATGGACAGTTTTTTGCCAAGGAAGGTGTTATTGGCTATACAGTCGAGGAAAAAGGAGTTTCTCATGCTAACACGATAATTCATGAATGTTTACATGCAATAATATATCAATGGAATATGGATTTAGAGGAGAAAGTAGAAGAACTAGTAGTTAGTGGTTTAGCTAATGGTTTAACGACAATATTTGTAGATAATCCAAAACTAATGGATTATTTAAAATTAAAAATGAAGGAGGGCTAGATGCCACAACCAATAATGACCAAATATAAGCAGGGTGACCTTGGTAAGCCCTATCCCAAAGTAAAGGATAAAAAGAATTTGAATTTATCAGCACATGGCGGAGAGGCCGATGTTGATATTGCAACTAAGGATTATCCAACCAAGAAAAACAATCATGTGCAATCTTCTTTCTGGAAGATGGCCAAAGAAAAAGATTATTAGGAGGAACAATGCCACAACCAATTATGAAAAAATACAAGCATGGTGAAACGGGTGATGCGTATCCAAAATCTGCAAATGAAAAACTTGATGGAAGTATTATGAAAAAATATTCTCATGGAGAATTTTCTGGAGCAGGAGGAAAAGCACCGAAAGAAAAACTAGAAGCTTGGTCAAAAGAAAAAATTAAGCACGGCTCATTTAACAAATAAATAATACATGGTTGAAGAAGTCAACATACCTGCTGATGAAACAGGTTCTTCCCTAGAGGAATTTGCTCTTCCGGCAATTGTTAAAAATAGATTTCAAAAAGCCGAAGATGCCAGATACAGTGATGAACAACGATGGCTGAAAGCTTACCGCAACTACAGAGGAATCTATGGTTCGGATACGGCATTCAGCAGCAAGGAAAAATCACGGGTATTTGTTAAAATTACAAAGACAAAAGTTCTTGCATCGTTTGGACAGATTATTGAAGTTTTATTTGGAACAGGAAAGTTTCCTATAGGCATTGAGCCAACTCCTATTCCGGAAGGAGTAGCGGAGTACGCTCATTTAAAGCCAGAACAGTTTCAGCAACAAGATAAACAGCCAGAAGCGGAAAGTCTTTATGGATTTCCCGGGGATGGGAGAGATTTGCCTTCAGGAGCAACAAGTGATGTTCTAGGTGGGTTAGAAGAAAAATTTGGTCAGGCAGGATTTGAAGAAGGTGCTGCTCCAGATTTAAAATCAATGCCACAGATAGAGCCTGCTGCTATTGCAGCTTCTAATATGGAAAAGATGATTCATGACCAATTAGAAGAAAGCAGTGCTATCACGGTTTTACGACATGTTTTATTTGAAACAGCTCTTTTAGGAACAGGCATTCTTAAAGGCCCATTTAATTTTGAAAAAGTATCACACAGGTGGGACGAAGTGGACGGGGAGAAAATGTACAACCCTGATTTTAAACTTGTTCCAAAAATTGAAGCTGTAAGTATATGGGATTTTTATCCTGACCCAAATGCCGTTAATCTGGAAGATGCAGAATATGTCATTCAACGACATATCATGAATAAATCTCAGATACGAGCATTAATGAGCAGACCTTATTTTAGAGCAGACGCTATTATTGACTGTTTAAAAATGGGTGCAAATTATGAGCCAAAAAGTTTTGAATCTTCTTTAAATGAACGAGAAGATGATAAAACACTTGATAAAAATAGATTTGAAGTTTTTGAATATTGGGGCATCATGGATAAACAACTTGCAGAACTTGCAGGTTTGGAACTTGATGAAACAGCAACAGAACTTGATGAAGTACAAATAAACTGCTGGGTATGTAACGGAAAGATTATTCGTTTAGTAATGAATCCATTTACACCAGAACGTTTACCTTATCAAGTTTGTCCTTATGAAATTAATCCTTATCAGTTTTTTGGCATTGGCATACCAGAAAACATGGATGATGCACAACAAGTTATGAATGGTCATGCACGAATGGCTATTGATAACTTGGCATTAGCAGGTAATCTCGTTTTTGACGTAGATGAAACAATGCTGGTACCCGGACAGGACATGTCTGTATTTCCGGGCAAGATATTTAGACGACAAAGCGGACAGCCCGGACAGGCATTACACGGTGTTAAATTTCCAAATACAGCACCAGAAAATATGATGATGTTTGACAGGTTCAGGCAACTGGCAGATGAAGCAACAGGAATACCTTCCTATTCACATGGACAAACAGGCGTACAGTCAACAACTCGTACAGCAGCCGGTATGTCAATGTTAATGGGAGCGGCAGCATTAAATATAAAAACTGTTATTAAAAATATAGATGATTATTTATTGCGACCTTTAGGTGAAGCACTGTTTCAATGGAATATGCAATTCAATGATGACTCCAAAATTACTGGAGATTTACACGTTAAGGCAAGAGGAACATCTGCCTTGATGATGAAGGAAGTTCGTTCACAACGATTAATGACATTTATGCAGACAGCATCGAATCCATCGCTTGCACCGTTTGTTAAATGGCACACAATACTTAGGGAAATTGCTAAAACTTTGGATATCGACCCCGACAAGGTTATTAATGACCCTGAAAAAGCAGCAATTTTTGCAAAAATAATGGGGATGGTAAATGGAATACGAGAAAATCAAGGCAATGGTGGGCAGCCCGGCATGGCCCAAGGTGGAGGAGTACCTGCAGGGGCAAATCCACAAGACACAAATGGCTCTGGAGGTGGCAACATCGGAGTTGGAAGTGTACCGCAATCAGGGGAAGCTGGCTTCTCTGCGGCAAATGGTTCGGCTCAAAGAACAAGTTAAATCAAGGGAAAAAAAATAAATGGGAATTTTTGATGCTACAAAATTAAGACCTTTCGCATCACAGTATCCGGGAAGAAATCAGAATTTTATTCAAACATTAGATTACAATTCTGATACTGGAATGTATGAAATAAATTTTTCACCGCATACCGGATATAACACTTACGCACAAGCTCCAACATGGCAAATGGGAGGAGCAGCATCGCCTCATGGCAGTGGATGTCCAGAAGGACAAGTCATGGGTGCAGATGGCGTATGTCGCATAGACCCTAATTATACAGGTCAACCTACATTTCCAGATACTACTACACCACCAGATACTCCACCAGATACTCCACCAGATGACGGAGGCGGAGGAGGAGGAGGTACAAGTGATGCCTTTGATACTGGTACTGATGATGCCTACAAACGACAAGAAGATTTATATAAACGAGTACAAACCGGTGCAGTAGGTGAAGCATCTCCGGGAGAATTAGCTAATCTTAGAATGGATAAATACCAGACTCTTCCCGGTGGCATGAAAAACTGGTCAGAATCTCAATTATTTCAATACGCACTGGATAGAAATTTCTTTACCGGTGATGATAGATTAGGTATTAGTTGGAAAGATTATGCAGACCAAATTCCAAAACCGGGTGAACACAGATACGCAGAATATAATAATGCAATACAAAGTTATTTTGATAAAACAATGTTTGGTCAAATTGGTCAAGCTTTATCTGATAAATCATTTGATGATTGGGTAGAACTTGCAACTAAGAAAGG